TCAAGGGTCTTGACCTGCTGGGGATGAAGATCGAGGACCGCACGATACCGTGGCAGGGTGCCTCCGGTGTGTTCCACCCCATGCTGGCCGAGTCTGTGGTGCGCTTCCAAGCGCAGGCCATGAGCGAGATGATGCCCGCCGCCGGGCCGGTAAACACCAAGACTGTTGGCAAGATGACCCGCGAGAAGTTCGAGCAGTCCGTGCGGGTCAAGAACGAGCTAAACTATCTCATCACCGAGGAGATGGTCGAGTACCGCGACGAGATGGAGCAGATGACGTTCCGGCTGCCGCTGGCGGGCTCCGCGTTCAAAAAGGTCTACTATGACCCGCTGCTGGAGCGGCCGGTGTCTGTGTTTGTGCCGGCAGAAGACTTCGTCATCGCATACGGCGCGTCAAACCTCGAGTCCTGCCCACGCTACACGCACATCATGAAGAAGGACCCTAACGAGGTCCTCAAACTGCAGGTGTCCGGGTTCTACCGCGACGTGGACCTGCCCGAGGCTGCGGCCGAAAGCAGTGAGATCCAAGAAAAATACGACGAGCTCGAGGGCAACGAGACATCGCTGTCTGACGACGACCGGCACACACTGCTCGAGATGCACGTCGACATTGACCTGCCAGAGCCGTTCGGGGACGAGGACGGCATCGCGCGGCCATACGTCGTGACGATCGACCTGACGTCAAAAACCATCTTGGCCATCCGCCGGAATTGGTACGAGGAGGATGAGAAAAAGCGCAAGCGCATGCACTTCGTGCACTATTCATACCTGCCGGGCCTCGGGTTCTACGGCACGGGGCTGATCCACCTCATCGGCGGTCTGGCCAAGTCTGCCACGTCAATCATGCGTCAGCTTGTCGACGCGGGCACGCTGTCAAACCTGCCTGCGGGTCTCAAGACGCGCGGCATGCGCATCAAGGGCGACAACGGACCGCTGACCCCGGGCGAGTTCCGGGACGTCGACGTGCCGGCCGGGACCATTCGCGACAACATCTTCCCGCTACCGTTCAAAGAACCGTCGGGTGTGCTCTATCAGCTACTGGGCAACATCGTCGATGAGGGCCGCCGCATCGGCTCCGTGGCCGACATCCAAGTGGGTGACATGAGTGCGAACGCGCCCGTGGGCACCACGTTGGCGCTGATGGAGCGGTCGATGAAGGTCATGTCGGGGGTCCAAGCCCGCATGCACGCCGCGATGCACAAAGAGCTGCGCATCCTTGCCCGGGTGGTGCACGACTTCATGCCCGACGAGTACGCCTACGAGGTGGAGGGCAGCTTCAGCCGTCTGGCGGACTTCGACGCCAAAGTGGTTGACGTCATCCCTGTCTCCGATCCGAACGCCTCGACAATGGCGCAGCGCATCGTGCAGTATCAGGCCGCCCTGCAGCTCGCGCAGCAGTCGCCGCAGCTCTACGATATGGGTAAACTCCACCGGCAGATGCTCGAGGTGATGGGTATCCAAGACGCCGACCAGATCATCAAGCTGTCGGAAGATATCGCGCCGAAAGACCCTGTCAGCGAGAATATGGCGATTTTACGGCAAGAGCCCGTCAAAGCGTTCCTCTACCAAGACCACGAGGCCCACCTCGCAGTGCACATGGCAGCTATGCAGGACCCCAAGATCCAGCAGCTCGTGGGCCAGTCGCCGTTCGCCGCGGCAATCGGGGCTGCCATGGCCGCGCATATCACCGAGCACGTGGCGTTCCAGTACCGCAAAGATCTGGAGAAGCAGCTGGGCGTGCCCATGCCGCCAGAAGAAGATCCGCTGCCCGAGGATGTCGAGGTTCAGCTGTCTCAGGCGACAGCCATGGCCGCGCAGAAACTCTTGCAGGGCAATCAGGTCGAGGCCGCGCAGCAGCAGGCCGAGCAGGAAGCGCAGAACCCGCTGACGCAGATCCAGATGAAAGAGCTGGAGATCAAGGACCGCGCGCAGACGCTCAAAGAAACGATCGCCCAGCACGAGATGGCGCTGGAGAAGGCCAAGCTAGAGCTCGACATGGCCAACAAGACGGCCAACATCGAGGTGCAGCGTGAGCGCATCGCAGCTGAAGACGAGCGTGAGGGTGCCCGGGTCGGCGTCCGTCTGGCCACGCAGATCGCGTCAAACAACAGTGCCGAGACGCGCGAAGCGATGAAGGCCGGTACCGAACTGTCCAAGGAGGCTGTCAAAGGTCTCATGGGCCGCAACAGCGGGGGTGAGTGATGGAAGATAGTGTATTTGGCCTGCTCTACCGCCGCATCCGCGAGAAGAGGGAGCCCTTGGCAGACTATCTGACGCAGGGGGGTGCCAAGAACTACGAGGACTATGTCAGGGTATCGGCGCAACACGGCGCGTTGGTCGATATCGAAGAAGACATAAAAGAGCTGGAAAAGCGGTTTATGGACCAGTAAGCTGCTCGACATTCGCGGATGGGCCGCGCACGGCAACGGTGGGCCGAAAACCACTGCAGAGGTGAACATGTACGCTGCAAATAAATTCGAGGACGAAGACCTCAAAGCTAAACTTCCCGAACCCGTAGGCTACAAGATCTTGATCGCCGTCCCGGAGATCAACGAGAAGACCGAGGGCGGTCTTTATATGCCCGACAAACTGAAGCAAGCCGAAGAGACCGCGTCGATCATCGGCTTTGTTCTCAAGGTCGGTGTCGAAGCCTACTCAGACCCGGCAAAATTCCCGGACGGACCGTGGTGCAAAGAGGGCGATTTCATCATTTTTCGCTCGTATTCCGGTACCCGATTTAAGGTGTTGGGCAAAGAGTTCCGCATCATCAACGATGATACAGTCGAAGCCGTAGTGGAGGACCCTCGCGGGTATAGCAGAGCATGAACAACGCAGTTGAAAACGAAGACTTCGAGATCGAAGACAGCAAGTTTGAGATTGAGATCGAGGACGATACCCCTGCTGAAGACCGCGGCAAACCTCGCCGTCCGGAAGGCGCCGCCCCCGACGTGCCCGAGGACGATGAGCTCGAGAGCTACAGCGACAGTGTCAAAAAGCGCATCAGCAAGCTGAAGTACGAGTTCCACGAGGAACGCCGTGCCAAGGAAGAGGCTGTACGCATCCGCGAAGAGGCGATTCGTTTCGCTGAATCTCAGAAGCGTGAAGTTGACGCCATGCGCAATCGTCTGAGCGAAGGCCAAGGTGCTGTCGTCACGCAGGCCAAGGCCCGGGTTGAGACCCAGCTGGACAGCGCCAAAGCTAAGTTCAAGCAGGCCTATGAGGCTGGCGACGCTGACGCGATGCTCGATGCCCAGACAAAGCTCAATGACCTACAAAACGAGATGTACCGGCTGACGAGCTACAGGCCCGCACCGGCAGAAGCGTCCAGTCCAGCCCCGCAAGCGGCCACCCCTGCGTCCTCCCCGCAGGTCCCAAAGCCGCCAAAGCGTGCGCTGGACTGGGCACAGAGCAACCCGTGGTTCCAAACCGATGAAGAGATGACGGGATACGCGTACGGAGTACATGAGAAGCTCGTAAAGAGCGGAGTTGATCCGAACAGCGAAACGTACTACACTCAAATAGACGCTGCGGTTCGCCGCACGTTTCCTGATAAGTTTGACGAGCCTGAACCCGAGGTGAAGACGCAGGCACGTACAACTGGCTCAGTGGTTGCCCCGACGGCTCGTTCGTCGAAAACGCCACGCAAGGTCGTCCTCACCCAGTCTGCGGTGGCTCTCGCCAAGCGCCTTGGACTGACCCCTGAACAATACGCGGCGCAACTTATGAAGGAAAAGACCAATGGTTGATCGGACACCACGCACCCAAGAGACGCGCGAAGTAACGCAACGCAAGTCCACGTGGAAGCGACAATCAGTTATCCCTGCCCCCGAACCTCGCGACGGGCTCAAGTTCCGCTGGATTCGCACATCATCTTTGGGCAACATGGATAACATGAACGTCTCCCGCCGGTTCCGTGAAGGATATGTGCCGGTCAAGGCCGAGGATTTTCCTGAACTGAAAGTTCTTTCCGATGTGGGCTCACGCTTCAAAGGGAACATCGAGGTTGGTGGTCTGCTTCTATGCAGCATCGCCGCGGACCTCGCAGACGATCGTGTTTACGGACAACTAGGTGAGGCGCAAGCCCAAATGGAAGCCGTCGACAGCAATTTCATGCGTGAAAACGATCCGCGCATGCCTGTTCTCCGCCCTGAGCGATCCACTCGCCAGACCAATTTCGGCAAGTAATACTTGCTACCATGAAACCCGTTCTTAGGAGAGAAACATGGCTACTGTCGCCACTCCCTACGGCCTCCGCGCAGTCCAAGCGATTGGCGGACGTCCGTTCAGCGGTGGGACCATCCGTGAATATAAGGTGTCAGCCAACAACGCTGCCGCCATTTTCAACGGTGATCTCGTCGTACTTAGCTCTGCTGGTCAGCCTTCGGCTGTCGGCACCTCGCCCGTTGCTGTAAAAATCCCGGCTACCGCCGCGGACGCGACTGCGGGCATCGTTGGTGTGTGCGTTGGTGCACGCTACGTAAACTCGGAAGGCCAGCCCACAGAGAACCACTCTCTGCCGGCGAACCTTGTCACCGGTGGCGCCACGGAAGTGTTCGTCAAGGTGATGGACGACCCAGCTGCACTGTTCCAAGTCAAGGGCAGCGCTGCATTGGGCACGTTCAACTCTGGCACCGCTGGCTCCGGCTGGCCGGGCGCGATCGGCAAGAACGCCGCTCTGGGCTTCGGCACTGCGGGTAGCACGTCGACTGGCAACTCGGGGGCAAACCTCGTGGTTGGCACCAATGGGGCAAGCCTCGCTGTAACGTCCACACTGGCCGTTCGCATCGTCGACATCGTCAAGGGTACTGAGGCGGACGCCTACCCTGAGTTCATCGTCAAGCTTAATGTCGGGGTTCACTCCTACGACAATTCGCTTGGTGTATAAGGAGGGTCATTGAATGGCTACCATTTCACGTTCCCAAATGCTCAAAGAGCTGGTCCCCGGCCTGAACGCCTTGTTCGGGTTGGAGTACGCTAAGTACGAAGACGAGCACGCTGAGATCTACGAGACCGAAAATTCGGAGCGCAGCTTCGAAGAAGAAGTCAAGCTGTCGGGCTTCGGCGCGGCACCTGTGAAGTCGGAAGGCGGAAGCATTACGTACGACACAGCGCAGGAAGCTTTCACCGCACGCTACAACCACGAAACCGTGGCGATGGGCTTCTCGATCACCGAGGAAGCGATGGAAGACAACCTGTACGACTCGCTGTCCGCTCGTTACACCAAGGCGCTCGCGCGTGCCATGGCGTACACGAAGCAGGTCAAGGCAGCCTCGCTGCTGAACACCGGCTTCACCACGTTCACTGCCGGCGACGGTGTGACGCTGTTCAACACAGCGCACCCCACTGTTTCCGGTGCCACCAACAACAACCGTCCGCTTACTGACGCCGACCTGAACGAGACTTCTCTCGAGCAGTCTGTGATCGACATCGCGGCGTGGGTTGACGAACGTGGTCTGCTGATTGCAGCCCGTCCTCGCAAGCTGATCGTGCCCCCAGCACTGATGTTTGTGGCGACTCGCTTGATGCAGACTGAGCTGCGTCCGGCAACTGCCGACAACGACACCAACGCACTACGCGTCATGGGCTCGATTCCTGAAGGCCACGCGGTGAACCATTATCTGACCGATAATGACGCTTGGTTCATCAAGACCGATGTCCCCAACGGCATGAAGCACTTTGCTCGTGTTGCGATGCAGACCAGTATGGAAGGCGACTTCGAAAGCGGAAATGTCAGGTACAAAGCACGCGAAAGATATTCTTTCGGAACAAGCGATCCGCTCGGCATGTACGCAAGCTCCGGCGCATAAAGCCAACAAAATCAAGTAGTTAGGGCCCGCTTTGGCGGGCCTTTTCTTTTTGTGTTGACTACAAGAAAACTACAAGAAAACTACAAGAAAACTACAAGATAATACTACTGACTTGAAGCTTAGTAACGGAGAGTGACATGGCGGCGGCTCAAAAAAAGATAGCGGTGTACCGTATAGAAAACATGGTGAGCGGGACGGCCGCTGGCGAAGGGAAAGTATAAGGGGTGGGCGTTCAGGCGTGCGTAGACAGACTGTTTTCTCTGTGCTACTTTAAGGGCAGGCAAAACTCAGCCATGCAGACAGGACGCCTACCTGACGCTACACAGACTGCACGGCGAAACCTTGTGTAGAAGGACCTGAATACAATGGCTTCGACAACTTTTTCTGGCCCAGTGACCGCCACCAATGGCTTTGTGGGTGCAGTTCAGCTGCCAACTTTCACTGTCGCCACGGCACCATCTGCCGTCACCGCGGGTGCAGGCACCATCATTTTTGTGTCTGACGGTTTGGCTGGTGCGCCGACCATTGCAGTCAGCGACGGGACAAACTTCATCTCCGCTGCCGGCACCACCATCGCGGCCTCGTGAGGTGAATTATGAAATTTGTTCCCCCGAGTGAAGAAGAGCTGGCGCGTCGCGGGTTGAGCCCGGTCCGTGCACGCACGAGCGAAGGCGCGTTCCAAGCCGACGATCCTGCGACACCCGACGTAAATGAGGCATGGACTGCAAAGCCTGCGCCGAAGCCAGTGAAGAAGCCCAAGGGCAAATCCAAGGAGTAAGTCATGTCGTCAGACATCAAAATGAAGCGTGTCACGGCGACAGGCGCATTGGCTGTGGGCCGCGCCCGTATCCGGCAGCTACAGGTGACGACCACCGGCGCGGCGCGGTTCACCATCACTGACGGCTCTGGCGGGGCAGTGCTATTGGACCTCGATTTTGTCACCGACAGCACCCACATTGCGTACATTCCCGATATGGGAATCTTGTCGTCCAATGACCCCTTTGTGAGCGCGCTGACAAACATCAGCGCCGCAACCATTTACTACGCGTAGGGAACTGAGCGATGGACGTGCTTAACACCATCATGCAGTGGGTTGTTGCGCCAGTGGCCGGATTCGTATGGCTACTACACCTCAAGACACAGCAGAACACGACGGACATTGCTGTCATCAAGGCGCAAACTACCGCGACCAAGGAATCCCACGACCGTGAGTTCAAAGAGGTCAAGGAATCCTTTAAGGCAGTGATGGAAAAGCTCGACAATATAGAACAGCACTTGAGGAAGTGATGTGGACCCAGCTTCAGTCACCTTAGCGATAGGCGCCGCCAGTAAAGCGTTCTCGATGCTCAAGCGCGGCTTCGAGATCGGCCGCGATATTGAGTCTATGCACGGTGACATCCAGAAGTGGATGGGTGCCTCTGCGCAAATCTCCGCGATTGAGAAGTCCACGAAGAATCCA